ACTGAGAACCCTTTTGCTTATTATACTTGGCTGACATTTAAACCAGCATCCCTTCTATACATCTGACCTAGTGCATCTGCATCAGATATCTGACAGACACCATAGTTGACAAATAGACCAGTGTAATCTGAACCATCTGCTGTGTGTGGACCAAACCTATTCTTAACTGCTGCCACCTTCAAAGTATTATCTAAAGGATCAAAGCCAAGAGTAAGTATCAGTGCTGGTAGTTGAGATACCTTACCGTGAATAGCCCTACGAGCAGGTGGTAATGTGGTCTTGCCATACTCTGATTGCTCAGAGACGTGGTGTAATACCATTACACAGGCTTCAGTCTTGCGAGCCATATCGTGGAACTCCACCATAATAGCTCGCAGACCTGCCCATTCATTATCTGACTCGGCAACCACATTCATCAGGTTATCTATAACAATCAACTCTGGTGGTATTCCATACAGTTCAACATAAGCCTTAACCTCTAACTCAATATCATCTAGTGATGGTGATGAGTCAAAGACAAACTGTATGTTCTCCATATCGGAAAGATACTTATCGTAATAGTGACGGCTATTATTTAGATTAGCTTCCACCAGTAGTTGACTGTGTCCTGATAGGTGAGAGGCTGCTCTCATCATCACAGTTGGTGTATCAGTATCGGCTGAGAAAAACAAGGTTGGAACCTTTGCTTTAACCGCATAGATAAGAGCAAACATACTCTTACCAGCATTAGGTGCAGCAGCAACCATACATACCTGACCTCTACGGAACTTGATCTGCTTCTTAGCAAGATCTTTCCATACGTCAGGTAGTGGTGTTGCATTGGTATTGCTACCACGCCACGCTCTAGATAAATTAAGCAACTTCCTCTTCCTTCAATGTGATTCTTCTTTTCATACGGATTCTTCTACGCTCCGAAGGAGATAGTCCACCCCATATACCGTGTGCTTCTTTAGCGATGCCCCACTCAGCACACTCTGCTTGGTGGGAACATCTGCCACAAATAGATCTTACTAATCTTATGTGAGTTTTATCTTCACCCTTGTCCGGATAAAAAGATTCCGGTGAAGTTTCTCTACATAATGGGTTCTCATATTCATAGGGAACCCGCATAAGGTTATCTAACCCAGACGGTTTCGCACTTGTCTACTGCTCCCTTAGGTGCAGCACACATCCAACCCTTCCAAGGACCCTTTTGACCTACGCCAGAACGAAATGACATAGCGCCGTGTTTACAATCAGGTGTGTCTCCTGCTGGTACTGCTACTGCTGTTGCACCTAGTGCAGACTTAGCATAAGCAATAGCGCTTGAACCTGATGAAGCTGATGCTCCCAATGATGAACCAGTTGATGATACTAGTGTCGCTAGATCAGCAATGGTAGTTAGTGATGCTTCAAGATCGCCCTGATCTTTAGCATAGATATTAACAAGAGTTCCGTCAGGTAACTTATAGTTAACCTGAAACTTCGTTGACTCTGATGCAGCCATTTATTTTCCTCCAACTTGTTTGATTAATAAACGTAGTGATTCTGGTGCTTCCTTCTTTGGTACGAAGCCAAGCAACTTCTCCACCTCGTTTGCATCAACAGTACTCCTACCGGAAACTGTTGTCCAACTTACTTGGATACCACTAGTAGTAGTTCCAAGTAAACCTTCAAAGCTAGTCCGTAAGGAATCCTTCTCCTTCTCTAGCTCTTTGATCTTTGTATCTAACTGTAAATATAGTAGTGCGTTCTTGTCAACATCCGCATCTGCAATGACTTGTTCGTCAATTGCGATACGTTCTTTTTTTAGACCAACGCATCCCATCTCGCCTGACTCATCATAGTATTTGCAATAAGACTTGCAGAAACTTTGATCACGCTCTGGCTCTGGTGCATCAGCGCTTTCCTTAATAGCAGATAACCAGTTCAATGCTTCCTCAGCAATAGCTGGATTATATGGTTCAGTATGAACCTTAACATCTCGCTCATCACCATCACGGGCGATGGCTACAAGATTGACATTCTTAGGCTTCCCCTTCCCAGATTTATCAAGCAAGTAGCCATACACCTGTACTTGCCAGCGCTGTTGTTGCGATGGGAAGTAGGATAGATTCTTAACCTTAACGGTTTTCCAATCTATCACATCTCCAGTTTCAGGTACGAACAAATCTATGTGTGCTTTCATACCGTTGTACTCAACTTCAGTCTCAACCCAGTACTTCTCACCTTTAGGATCAGCAACACCAATAGCATCTTCAATAGCAGCGTGGATAGCAGTACCCATAATCGCTGCTAACTTCATCTCGTTGTCATTAGTTTCAGGTTGATCGTTAAGACGATACCAAACCTTACGCCGACATCCACCTAACTCTGATGGACCGATCTGTGTTTGTTTAGATCTTGTTCTGCTTGCATCCTTAGCTCGCAGAACTTCTAATAATAATTCCTTTGGATCACTCATCTGTTAGCATCTCCTCTATTAACTCAAGGTTTTCTTCTACATCCTCTTCTGCATTACCGCTATAACATTTTTGTAAATGACTACCTATGGCCCAAGCTGTGGTATCTATAGACTTTAAAGTATTTGTAATTAAACTATCAGGCCAGAAATCACCTCTTAGTTTTACTGCTTCTGTCAATGCAAGAAGCATTGTTGCTTCTCTCTGTATAATTACAGATTCTTCTTTTAACCTAATTACTTCATCTTTAGCATACTGTAATAATTCCTCGTCATTCATCTTTTACCCCTTGCTATATCTGCTGCAAGAGTAAAGGCTCTTGCCTCACTATCAGAATCTATGTGCGATTCAATCTCTTGTGCAATCTTCTCTCGCAGTTCCATCTCTAAGAACTCTGGCATAGCGGATTGTCTGCCAATCTCTAGCGCTTCATTAAGCGCAAACTGTAAAGTCTTTTCCATAATCAAATTCTATCCTGTGTAATAACTTGTACTGGGAGGCCAGTGTTTACATCAAAGCGTGTCGCACAAAGGATTGCTTGCTCAGCAAAATCTTCTGCTAGTTCAGATCCCCAAGTGTCAGGCGTAGCCTGCTTACAGGCGTATAGATATCCAGCAGCGAACTGACCACCAGAACCAATAGCGTATAGATCTGAATCATTCTTAATGAATGACATATCACAAGCGATGTGGAATAGGTTTCCATTAAAAGCTATTAGATAATCAAAGCCACCATCTTTCTTATCAACATTGGCCCAGTCATATCCACCTTCAGTAAAGGCTTTGATAATGGATGGAATAACTTTCTTACCCATATGTTGTACTGGATCATCTGCCAACTTAAAGGTTGGTGGTTTCCAGTTGTAAGTTAATATATCTCCTGGTCTAGTGTCACCAGTAATTCCTAATAGACACTTACCAACCTCAACTATCTTTGGTGTAGCTGTAGAGATAGTGCGTAAGTTATCTTCAGTTATCTGTGAGTCTGCAGCAAGAATTACTGAGTCATCAGTTTGTATACCAACTAACGTTGTGATGATTCGCCCTCCTTAATTTCTTAGCAGAAGTATATCACGACACGCCGCGAAGTGCTTAATCCTTTGTACTAGGCCCAGAGTGTCGTTATAATACCGAGCGTGAGCGAGGTAAAACAGAACGGGCGCACCTCTAGGGTGCGCGACTGTATCAGATGGTTGCTCCGTCTACCAACCCTGCCAGAAATTGAAAGCGATGTTCCAGTAAAGTTTGGTTCAGATCTTAGATCTTTAGGTCCATTACATACCTGCCCTTGTGGTTGTACGGTCTTTAATATTATGGCTACCTTCTCACAATATGAGATTAGCTGGTATATGTTAGATGGAACCTGTGCTAACTGTGGCAACCTGATCACAGCTCCTTGCCCAGTAGATGACCCTAGTAGAGATCTCTAGCCACCTCTTACCCCTACCCGCCTGTGAAACAGGCGCAACTCGCCATCTGGTGCAGCTAAAAAGGGCATAAAAAAAGAAGCCCCCCTGTTGCCAGGGGAGCCTTTGTGTAGCCTCGCAGTAAACTAAATTACTCGGCTCCTAAGCCGTATTCCTTCTCAGTCTTATCAGCCCACTTAGCAAGTGGACCAGCGATTGAACCAATCAAGATTGCATACTCTGGTGCAAGATCTGCAGCCAGTGCTAATCCCATAGTTACTGCTGATGCTAATACTGCCCGTAGATAAGACTTAAATGCAGCCTTAGTCTTTGGGTCTTTTAACTTGTCAATTAGTTTATTCATATCCATCCTTACGGGCGAAC